TATCTACATTATCAAAAAGTTCTTTTATCAGATCAATTTTACTACCTCCTTTACCAGTAGAAAAATCTTTATATTTATATTGATTGATTTTTTTATCAACAAATATGCACATACTAGGTGTTCTTTCATTAGGATTAAATATTGATGTAATCTTTACATCTTGTCCTGCTAATTTTTCTGGTAAATCTAAATAATGTTCAAAGACCCATGTACTTGGTATTGACTCAATATGTGTTATTAGGTTTTTTGTACTTATCATAATTATAAAATTTAATAAAAAAGGGGTCACAATTTAATGTAACCCCTTTATTTTTTTTTACAAGATTATACCTAAGTATTAAAGTTCAAAATCAGAGCCATTATTGTTTTCTTTAGGCTCAAAAGATAAAACACTATCTTTTTTCCCTTTTATAGGTCTTATATGTTCAGCTTTATTAAATTTCACTAATCTAGATGATTCTTTATCAAGAGCTTCAAGTGGAATGCCATCTTTACTCATACGTGGTAAAAACAAATCATTATTAATATAACCTTCTTTGTTTTCCCATTCACGACCAGCAATACATGCATTAAAATATGCAGAAGAGCCATTGCCTGTAATTACTTCTTTGACAGACTTCATAAATTCAAATATGTCATCAGCTTCAATCATGTCTAGTTCATCTCTACAATCTAATACTTCAGAAAGATATATCATTGATTTTAATACTTCTTGATCTCTTGAGATTTCTCTACCACTAGGTAATGTGGCATCTTTATAAGGAAATGGAGCAAATCTTACTCTACCCACTTGTCCTTTATATCTAGGACCGTTAGAGTTTTTAGGATCTATTAAAAAACCATCAAAACTACCTTCAACAGGTTTACCTTCAACATGTAAAAGAATATTATATGCATCTTTATCATAAGGAGTTTGATCAAATGTTATATCATTAATTTTTATAACGTTATTTCCTGGTTCAAGAACAGGTCTTGTTTTACCACTACCAGTGGCCATATCTTTAGTGTTTAACATAAATTTTTTTTTAGTTGGTGTACTCATTTTTTTAATTTATTTATTAATTATTCTTCATATGCTTTTATAGCATCATTGACATATTTTAAGTTATTTGGTATAAACCTTTCTTCAAACATACCAGCTGGTGACTTACAAGTATTATCTCCATCAGTTTGTGTTTCAAAACCATATTGGAAACTACCATCGTCTTCTTTAATGACTTTTCCAAAAAGAACTATAGTAAAAAGTCCTTCCAAAGTTAATGCATTATCTATCATTTTCCCAACAGTTTTGGCTTTAATTAAAACTGAACCATTTCTATTTACTTCTTCTGGGTGAGTTAGATAATAAACATTAAGATCATCTCTCATGTCTTTAGGCAGTTTAGACACAGATGCTATATTAGTAGCAATATCAGTAAACTTATCATATCCTTTTTCTTTGGCTCTATCAAAATATTCAAAACTGGCCATATATTGAAAGTCATCTATAACAATAGTCTTTATGTGAGACATTTTATCATTTATGTGCTGCATTGCTTTCATTATTCCTCCTGCAGAGGAGACATTACTTAAATTACCTTTAGGATTATCTTTAGATATTGCTGTATAATTCTTTTTCCATCCTTTAAATGGAAGACCTTTACCTGCAACATTAATGATAAATGTTTCTTTAGAGTCTAATTCTCTAATTGCTGTGGATTTACCTGTTCCAGAGTCAGCTATAATTAAAATTGATTGTGCCATTTATTTTTCTTTATTTAATGTTATTGCTATATTCTCTAATGCTATAGCTATTCTTTGTAGCCATTTCTGACCTTCTTTTGTCATTTCATCAGGATTTGGTAGTTTTTCAAAATCTAAAATATCCTTAACTTCTTTTTTATTAGCATTTCTAGAGTTAACATCATTTATTACCTTTAGTTCACCTACAGGTATAATGTGTCTTTGAAAACCTGAACTACTTTCAATCAGTTCATATTCTTCCATCCAATGTTCATTATATTTCCATAAATATAAACTACGTTTAGGATCTTCAGAATTATATTGCATGCTTACAAACTCTGTATAAACATCTTTTTTTTTCTCTAATTCACTTGGAAAAAAACTAATATGCAGTTCATCCTTACCAGAGGGTCTATAAGCCATCTTAGGAATATATATTGAATTTGACATATCTATACTGTTAAAGTACTCTTCATGTTCTTTAGAAAGATCTTTAACTTTTTGTTTACGTTCTTCTGGTGTCATTTTTTTATTTTTTATTTTTGTAGATATCATCTTCTTATTTGTTGTGGAGGTGTATCCATTTCTATTATCTCCATGTTTTCAAATTGACCTTTAAAAAAGCTCATTCTTGCATCACCATTTCTTGCTTTTAAAAAATGAAATGCTAATGTTTTATCATCCTCAATGATATATCTATCAGGACCATAAAATCTTATTTTTTGTTTAGCAGGACGATTTATTCCAACTAGCATATCAGCATGTTGAAGCATTGCATCTGAGCCAAATATATCTGACTCAAGCACATAATTACCATATTTACCGTCAACTGCTCTGTCAGGATTATCAATATTTCTATTTAATTGTGACAGTGCAATAATTAAGCATGGATAATCTCTTTTAACTTGAGTAAAAAATTCTCCAAGTTCAAATAACATATCTAATCTATTGTTTTGATATGGTGCTCTTTTTACTAGTATTGTGTGATCTAAAGTAATAATAGTATTTATTCCTTTATGTTCTTCCATATACATATCAATCTGATCTCTCATTTGATTAACAGTCATAGGTACTTGAATTATATCAATAGGAGATTTAACTCTTTCTGTAGCATATAAATGACATTTATTAAATACATCTTGAGTTAATTTGCTACCTGCACTGCACAATTCTTTATAAGTCTTTCCTGTTAAAGAACTAAACTCTCTAATTGCTGAAGTTCGTCCAACCATTTCAAAACTAAATTGAAGAACTCTAAAATTATCATCAGGATTTAAAATAAAAGCTTCTCTAACTATTTGATCTTTAATTAAAGTTTTACCTGAACCAGGTCTTCCTCCAATTACAGTTAATGTATTCCATTCAAGACCATCTGTACCAGCATCATTAAACTTATGCCAGGGAGTAAATATTGATTTTTCAATACCTGTTTGTCTATCTAACATATATTTAAGTGCAACATTAAAAGAGTCATACTGACCTTCCCAATGTTTTTTTGTTTTGCTCATACTATTCTTTCTTTAAAATAACTTTCTTTATTCTCAAAGCCTTCTTTAAGCATATCACAATAATCTGCTAATTCAGAAGTTTTGATTTTACTTTTATCTTCTTTAGATAAAAAATATTGACTTGTTTTCATGTACATATATTGTTTATCCTCATATTCATTAACATATTGAGCAGTTGCTTTAAGGATGTCTTCCCATGTATGATCATAATTTTCAAAAAACCATCTAAATCCATTCTCAAGAGTTTTTACATTTACTCTTGCAGGTTTACCACTTGGTAGTTTACCACTAGGAAATAACATTCTATATTCATTTAGTTTCTTATTAAAGTCTTTACCCATAAGCTGAATATTTGTTTTCTTTTTTGCTTTAATGAATATATTATCATACTTAGTTATAAGTAGGTTACCTAAATCAGTTGTTTTAACACCTTTTTCTATTCTTTCTATATATTTTTTTTCTGTAAGATCATCTAAATCTTTTTTAAGATTTATTTGAGGTATAGATATTTTATTTTTAAGACTGCATAATAACATTAGTTGATTTGGTGTTATTTTGTCTTTCATCATCATTTGAAATAGATTCCACATAATTATCAATTGTATTTAATAGGTTTGTAAACAATTCAGAAAACTTTAAACATTTATTAAATTTATAATTTTCTACTTGTTTTATTGAGTTTATAACAGAAGCATGTGTTCTATTTACATATGCTGCTATAACGCCTTTTTTAAAGCCGTTTGTAAAAGCTACATATTGAAAAGCTTGAGTATATCTCATAAATTCAATTTTTCTAGTCTTGTGCTTAAATGATGTAATATGACGTAATTCTGGATTAGTCAAGTGCATTTGAGTTATTGTTATTTGTTCTAACTTACACAAAACATGAGTATTTCCACCTTTTAGCATGGAAACTTCTTTTGTTGTTATACTAATTATTTCACCATATTTTTTTTCAAACTTTTGAATAAAAGCTTGAATATCATTGGTCATTTCCAATATATTATTTTTAGACATAAGTTGGTTTTAATGTTAATAAATATACAAAATTTTTACCA